ACAGGAGAGATGGTACACCCAGCACCTAGAGTATCTACAACCACATTTAAAATATCATTAAAGAAATAATATGAGTAAAAATTTACTAAAAACATTAAGAGATAAATATCCTAATTATACAATAGACGATGTATCTCATTTGCCAACTCGTAATTTTAATCCTAATTATTGTTCGGTTGTAACCGATTTAGGTAATCAGCATATGGTTATAACACCTAGTGGAGAAAAGTTATATGGTACTGTTAAAACTATTGTTACTGACGAAGTTAACGCACAACCAATTTGCGAGATTACATTATTTTGTAATTTATTATCAGATGAAGATGCTGCAATATATTTGTATAATTTAAACCAACAAAAATGAAAGCAACATTAGGGATGTTAAAATTTTTCTTTATTGCAGTACCAGTTTTTATTGTTGTCTATTGCTCTGCAATGGCAGTAGTAGAACTTAAAGAACTAATAAGAAAATGATATACCAATTAAAAAATACAATAGATGTTCACACTCCACTTGGGTACGGAAAAGCAATCGCCTGGATCGATTACGGAAGCGATACAAACACAGTTTGGAAAGTCGTACTATACGACACAGGTATGGTTAGGAACTTTTACGATGACGACATTCTCGTATATCCCAACGCAATGGATGGAGGAGAAATCGATGAAGAGTTCTTCACCAAAAGAGAGTTTAAGTATAGTAACCAACAATTTATAAAAGGGCTAAAAAACCATTTTAAACCATATGAGTCAAGAGATAAAGGGGATGGAGAACAACATACCAATCAGGATGGTGTTTATTGATAACAAGGAAGAGATTCATTTCAAATCTATAGCAGCAGCTAGTAGGAAGTCTAAAGTGACAGCACAAAGCATTAGAGAATCATTAAACCCTATTGCTAGGAAGAAGTTTATGGTTAAGCACTTAGATAAAGAGAGAGTAGTGGCTTTTAGGATACTATCTAAATCTTAGTATATTTGTTATGTTATGTACGAGATAACAATTAAAACTTTCTGCCCTAGGTGGCGTTAGAACTCGTACTTCTAGCAAAACCGATGGGCTTTTTTTATTATGTATTACACCACAATAATTCATCCAATCCGTAAATCCCTACATCTATCTTGTAATGAGTATTGTGTATTAGATAGCATTTACAAATTACAAAACAACGAATCTCATTGGTGCTATAAATCTAGAGAGAATATGGCTAAAGACCTTGACCTATCTAAACAAACTATTATAACAATAATAAAAAATCTTGTTGCTAGGGGCTTAGTAATGCAAAATGATGTTACAAGACATTTAAGAGCTACTAATGAGATATTTCCTAAGCTGTTAAATGACCATAAAACACTAGAATACAGCAAGAAAGATAATAGCTTTACCATCGGTATAGAAACTTTACCTGGTGAGTCAAGAAACTTTACCGAAAGTGGTAAAGAAACTTTACCCTATAATAACATATATATTGATACTAATAATACTAATAAATTATATATAGAAAAAGTTGCTTTTGTAATAAGAGTAGATGAGTATAAAGATAAACTTGGTAACCAATACAAATCATTTTTAGACTATTGGACTGAACCTGATGCTAAAGGCAAGATGAGATATCAAGACCAAAAATTCTTTGACATAGCTAGAAGAGTAGGAACCTGGATTAAGAATAGTAAAAACTATGAACCTAATACACCAACTAAAATAAAGCTTAAATAATGGATGTTATAAACCTACCTAAAAACCTTGAGCTAGAAGAGAATATCCTAGGCTCTATTCTACTAGATAAAAGAGCTTTGCCTTTAGTAGTCAACTACTTAAACGAAGAAATATTCTACGATTTAAAACACCAATTAATATTCAGAACGATTAAGCAGATGTATGATAAGAACATACAAATAGACTTAAGTACTGTGTTCCAACGACTTATAGATAATAAACACTCAGAAGAAGTAGGAGCCTTATACCTATCAAAGATTACGAATAGTGTCGTATCTACTGCTCATCTAAACACACACATAGAGGTAGTAATAGAATTATACAAGCGTAGAAAGTTAGCAACCTTGGGCAGATTAATGGAGGTATCGGCCTTTGATGGTGCTGAATCTACTGATGATACCCTAGCTACGTTTGGTAAACAACTTATGGGATTGCAAGAGTTCGGTAATATATACGAAAAGACTATAGACCAAATCATTATGCAGCTAATCGAAGGTCGTGATGCTGCTGTTAGTGGTCAGCTGTTAGGCATAAACACAGGCTTTATGGAGCTTAATAACACCCTTTGTGGATGGGTAGATCCTGACTTTGTCATCATAGCTGCTAGACCAGGAATGGGTAAGACTGCCTTTATGCTTTCAAGTATCTATCACATAGCAATCCGAGGAGGCATCGCTACGGCCATTTTTAGCCTCGAAATGAGCTCCAATCAGTTAGTTGAAAGGTTAGAGTCAATAAGCTCTGAACTGCCCTTAAAACGCCTTAGAATGAATTTACTGACCGATAACGAAAAAGTTCACTTATTGCGAACTGACGACAAGATACTTATTTCCCCCATCTACATAGAGGATATGGGCGGTATTAGTGTAACCCAGCTACGAGCCAAAGCAACTATTCTTAAACAGAAGTATGGCATAAAGATTATCTTTATCGATTACCTTCAACTTATGAGTGGTACTGGCAAGTCAAACCAAAACCGAGAGCAAGAGGTATCCTACATTAGTAGGAGCCTAAAAGCACTTGCCAAAGAGTTGGAAGTACCTATTATCGCCCTATCCCAATTATCACGAAGAGTAGAAGAAAGAGCAGATAAGATGCCTCAGCTATCTGACCTTAGAGAATCAGGCAGTATTGAACAAGATGCTGATGCTGTGATAATGCTTATGCGACCAGGCTACTACGAACAAACCGAGTCAGTAGAGATTGGTGGTAGAGAATATGCACCTAATGACTTAGTAGTTTGTAAAGTGGAGAAGAATCGTCACGGAGCCACAAAAAACCTAGCACTAAGATTTTTACCTGAAACAATGACCTTCCAAGATTATGTCCAAGGGCTATAGAAATAGAAGAAAGTTTGAGATAGAAGCTGCTAAGGCTGTAGATGGCACTTATCAAGCTATAAGAATATTTGCTAAGAGTACAAAGGTTTTAGTGATACACCAAACAGAAGCCTTAAAGAAGGGTTATTTTTTGCTAGAGTATGAAAACGATGGTCAACCTAGTGGCATATCAGATGAAAGAATAGAGTTTTTTGCCTTTAACTTAGACCTAAGAGATAGAATAGTATTTATACGAGCAGAGTTTTTACGAGTTAAGGCTAGAAGATATTGGAGAATAGGTGAGATAAAAGTAAAGGATAAAATAAAATATGTTAAGATGCCAACTGAAGAATTAATTAGGTGGTATTAATGTATATTAATATATTATTGTAATTTTGGTGATGGCATATCTATCAGCAAGTAATTTAACAAAGATGATGTTAGACTTTTTAAAGGATGGTGGCAACGAAGTATGGAGGAATAATAACCTAGCTGTTAGAGGTAGGGCCTTCATAGGTAGAAAAGGAGTACCTGACATCATTGGTTATAGTAAGAAGTATGGTCACTTTGTTTGCTGTGAGATCAAAGCGATTGGCGATAGAATGTCAGCAGATCAGATGGTATTTTTAGAAGAGTTATCAATGGCAGGAGGAACTGCAATGCTATGCCAACAAGTTAGAGATGAAACAATACAAGTAAAAATCTATAAAGATGGCGAAAACGAAGACTGGAGATTCGAGAAAGGTGAGCTTCGGAAGTAGAAAACGAGGTTCAGCGAAGAAATCATTTAATAAACATAGTCCAAGGCCAAAGAGATACTTAGGCCAAGGCCGTTAAAACAAGTAAGATGGAAAATATAGAATTAGAAAACAAGGAATTGAAAGTGGCTAAAACAGTAAAGAAAAACAAAGATGTTTTCTCACAGGAAACTTCTGACTTTTTACATCAAGTCTTAGTTGACTTTGCAATAGATATGAAACACAGGCCTAAGCTAAAAGAAATATTAGCAGCAGCAAAGCCTGAATCAAAGAGCAATAGTATTTAATAAATAAAACAAAAAACAATGGCAGTAACTAAAGAGAAGATTTTCCTAGGAAGGTCTTTCACAATGAAGACAGCATTTGGGGAGTTTAAGAAAGTATCTTTCGGCCCTGATGATTTAAAGAAAATGAATGACTTCGCAGCAACTAATAATGGTTGGGCTAACATTCTTATTAAAAACAAAAAGGATGCTAAACCAGGTGAAGCAGGTTTCTATATCGAGCTAGATACTTGGGTAGCTGACGGTAAGCCAAAAAAGGACTTGCCATTTTAACTTATTCTTATGAAAACAAATATCAAAGAAATTATAATTAATTTATTAGTTTTGTTTGTAGGTGTTTATTTACCATTTGCTTTTATAGTAAATGAGTTTAATCCACTTGTTTGGCATTGGGTTACTAGAAGTCTATACGTATTAACTTTAGTTGGTATGTTAACTTACGCAATGCAAGAGTTTAAAAAGAAGTAGTTTGTGTGTTTTTTTTGAAATAAAGGTAAGCCTCTCGTTTCTACGAGGGGCTTTTTTATATTAAAACACCCCCAGTTTTTACCTGAGGGTGAAACCAAAAACCACCAACTATGAGAGAGCTTCTTATGTATTCCTATTTGTTTTATCGTAAAACCTTGTTATAACGGTTCCGAATAAGGCCTCTTGATATCTCTTGATAAAAGAGTCTGAGCTCTCATTAATATAGAAGAAGTCTTGGGATTGCATATAGACATAGCATCTGTCTTTGTCTTCATCATCTTCTGTTACTGATTCTACTAAATGAATGTTAATCCAAGCATTACTTTGTTCGGTACATTCTTCTAAATCATAGCTATCGTCTTCCGTAAGCTGTTCGATTTGCAGTAACATCTCTTGCACTCTCTTTAATGATGATTAATCTTAGTTTCATTGCTACATCTTTCAGTCTATCTTCTAATAATTTCTGCTCTAGTTTTAGAGCCTTAATTACTTCATCAGGATGTTGTTCGCCCATACAAATTTACGTTTTAATTATTATAGAAATAAAAAGTGCATACCTTATTGATTATCAATACGATACACACTTAATTGTTAATTGTTTAAAGTGAGTTTGTTAATTGTCTACTTCCTAGGTAGCCTTATTATCTTGCTACCTAATGGCATAGGCACGAATATAGCAATTCTTCCGTTATCTAAAACAACCCCACATCCTAGTGTAGGTCGTTTGGGGAAAGGTCGTGAATATTCCATTGCGTAAGCGTTAATATCTATACCACAACCGACATTCATACCGAATATCATATCCTTATCTGAGCTACTATAAAGCACACCACCGAAAGAGTGTATGTGACCAATGACTGTTGATTGTCGAGCATCTCTTGCTCTATTGATGGCACCAGTTTGTCCTGATGATCCTGTGCCGTGAGTATATAAAACACCATCTATTTCCCATTCTAAGGCCCATTTCCAGCCCTTAGGAGCTTCCCAAGCATCTTCATAGGATTTAATAAATCTTTCAGGTAATCCGTTCGCTATGGCCTTTCTTTTATGTAGGGCTGAGTGGTTACCGATACATACTTTTACATTAGGGAATCTCTTATACCAAATATTAAGCTGTTGCATAGCCATAATAGCCTCCTTAGAAGCTGACTCCCCATTAGGGTTAGTATCGTGAAACGATATTGCGTGATTGTCTACTTCATCACCAATGTGAACAATTTCAGAACATTGGAACTTGTTGAATACCTCATAACAAAAGTCGAGGTATTTAGGATGGCAGAAGGGGAAGTGCGTATCACCTATGATACCCACATTTTTGGTTTTAGCCATATTGGTTGGTTTTGGTTAGTAAGGAGAGTAATGGCTCTTGCCATTTACCTTGGTTGCTCTCAAGGTTTGCTTTCTATTGTCTTTGCCTCTATATCCTACGTGCACCCAATCAGGTTTGTCCTTAGTTCCAAATTCCCAAATTAGCTGGTCGTAGTCAAGATTATCTTTTATATAATTGAATATCTCTGTATTAGTAACTCCTGTTCCACTATCATCCATATCTATGTCAGCCGCACGGCCTAGGCAATGATCTGAACTTACCGAGCCTCCAATGAAATGGTTGAGCATCTTTCCCCTGTATCCACTAGAGATATTTATTGAGCCGAAACGTAATCTTATCGGCTCAAGCACCTTTTCGCAAAGTGTCTTTAGGTTTTCTAAATGTTCTGCTGTAGGTGTATTATCTAAACCTTCTCTTTTAGCTGATTCACTTCTAGTAAATTCTCCTAAAGCAAAGTGTGCACTAAGTTTCATCTATTTATTTTTTAAATATTTTCTCTACAGATGTTAAACCTAAACATCCGAACGCTAACAAAGCTACTGATTCTACTAGAATTGCTGATGGGGCTATATGCTCTTCACTAAAACTATTATGGTACATAGTAACGCATAACGTTACTACACATAACAAACCACATATACGCTTCATACTTAATTGACCTGATTCATCACAAAAGAATTGTTTCATATTATTTCTTTTTAGCAGCCCTTTTTAATGGGGCCCTATTTTCTTTTTTAAATCTAATAAACATTATTAAAATCAAAATAGTAATACATAAACTATAAATATAAACATTAAGAAATATGCTTTCTCTTTGAAGTTTTTCATTTGCATCATTTGTTATACTATATCTTAAAGAATCTATATTTTTAAATATCTTGTCTTTGTAATCTATGTACAAAGGAGTAAAAAATGCTTTATTATCCATTTGCTTAAAAGCAGGATTCTCTATTTTGGCAGCAAGTTCATTGCTAAGTCTTAAACCTTCGTTATAATATTTTGTGGCTTTATCATCTAAAACGAACTTTATAAGCTTTCTATTGTTTAAGTGACTATTAAAATGATTTAAAAAGCTAGTATCTTTTGTAGATGTATATGCAATTGCATAATAAGTAAGTGAGTCTGTAGATGTTCTTAGGTAGTAGGAAATTTTCTTTCCATAATCTAATTGTGCTTGTGCATTTTCTATTTCTTTAATAGATGCCATAGAAAATATAACAATAATTGCAACTGGTATTGATATTACCCAAAATCTGTTTTTCATAGGATTTTGTATCATCTTCTAGGTTTTTTAACTGATTTTTTAGTGGGTATTTTATTTGGAGTAATAGTACTTTTAGGCACTACCTTATCCTTAATTACTTTAGTTAAAAGCAATTCTACTCCTTTTAACCCTAAAAAACCTAATAAAAAAGCTATTGAAAATTGATAATTAACCTTTGTTACATCGAACATATCAGATGCTACAGGTGTTAAATAGTTAGCTGAAGCTACTCCTGCGAAGATGGAAGTAACTGATTTACGCAAGTCCATAGCTGCATCTTTACCTACCATTAAAACAGATCCAAATAAACCAGCTACAGACATACCTATGTTTATACCTAAATCTTGTAACAACTCCTTCATTATTTACCTATTTTAAAGTAGATACTACCTGAGTAGCCAATATTATAATTTTTGTTAATATCTACGCTAAGGCCTATTAGAGCCTTATTTTTGACACCTAGCATCAAGGAAGGACTTAGTACTTCCAAGCCATTAAGTGGGCTGTATGAGCCTCTAATGCCCCAATAAAGGGTATTAGTCTGTTTACTAGCGTAGTATTCTCTCTTAATTATGGTTTTTTCGGTTAAATTGGCTGTAAAACCCCTTGCAATAATCCTATTTTGGCTGATAGTATCATTCACTACAAAGATATTAGAATCTTTTTTAATAGTATCTGAATAGACTTTAATACGCATATAATCGTTTAGTACGTATAAAGTATCGTGTACAGGAATCTGTACTGAATCAATGATATAGAATGGTATATCATTTCCCTTCTTGTACGTATTAACGTACAATGTTTTGTACGTAGTATCGTGTATTTCTACTATCTTTTTGTACTCAGAAGTATCGAACTGCCTACTATTTGGTGGTATATAGGTAGGTTTTAGTAAAAAATATAGCCATAACACAAGGAGTATTACGGCTATGAACAAGATGTTGTCTTTAAGGAATTTCATTATCCTTCAACTACCTCTGCTTCAGGAGCTTGAGGATTTTGCTCTTGATGAAGTTTTGCTAATAATTGCAAAATTGGGTTCGCATACTTAAATGGAACCTCAACTAAATAAACTTCTAATGCTTTTAGATTCTCGTCTGATAGATTTAACATAGTATTGTTTTTTTACAAATATAAGATTATTCCGTTATAATTTCTTAAGCGTAGACTAAATTGGTATTGTTTTTATTAATGCCTTTTAACTTTGGGTATAAGTATTTTATTCCTGTTAATTGCTCGGCTTCTTTTATTGAATCATAAAATATGCCATATTGTGTGTCTAAAATCAATTTTTGATTAGCTTTTTGAGCAAACTTTATAGTCAACCTACCGACTTGACCTGCCTTATTCTTTGACATATCATATAACCCAATTTTATATGCGTGTAACATATTTTCTGAATTATTGCACCATTCTAAATTCTCTAACCTATTATCTGATTTTTTGCCATTAATATGATTAACAAATGGTTTGTTATCAGTATTGGATAAATAAGCATCTGCAACTAATCTATGAATTAAATACTTTTTATGTTTATTATTTTTTGATAAATTAATTCTTAAGTATCCACCATTATTAAAAGGAGCTAAAAAAGCATTAATATTACTAGAATAAACTTTTCCCTCTTTAGTAATGTGGTAATTAGGATGGTGATTGATTTGTTTCATCTTCAATAATTGTTTGAACTGGTGGTATATAATCTCCAATAATAGTCAAATTTAAGGAATTTGCAATATAATCCCAAGCAAATTCATTAGTTTGATAGGCAGTATAATCACTACCACTCATTATTAAATTGCCTTGAGATACTTGTTCCATAGCATCATCAAAAATGCCATACCAAAATGTAGCACTTGATGTTAGATTGTCTTGTATTGCATAAGCATCAAGTATTGTTGCTTCTACTACTTGTCCGTTAGCCCAACTTTGTACTGGTTGTATTGTTTTCATTTTATTTGTTTTCTAGTTTGATTAATCTATTTTGTTATAGGTTTGGTTGTAGTATGTTTGACAATCTACTTTAGACATATTAGCATCACAAAACGCGTTCATTATATTTTGCTTTTCTAATTCAATTAATTTATCAGCTTGTTCAAGTACTTCGTGTTTTATAAAATCATTATCATCAATATTTAATTCAATATATTCAATTAATTCTTGCATTGCTGTTTTCATAGGTTATTTGTTTTCTAGTTTGATTAATCTATTAGATAGTTCTTCGTTTTGTTTAGATAGTTCTTGAATAGCTTTGGTTAATAAAGCAATCATATTTGAATAAGCCAATGCATCAGGAGTGCCATCTTCAGCATATTGTACAAATTCAGTTAATCCTAAATCGTGTACTTCTTCTGCTATTAAACCTGCAAATTGTGTATCACCATCATTTTTACCTTTATAATACACAGCTCTCATTTGTATAACTTCATTTAATCCTTTGTCATAATCTCTTACATCAGTTTTATATTTTAAAGATGATATTGAACGTCTTAATGCACCATCAGTATCTATGACACAGTTAGCAGCAGCACCACTAGTAAAATTATGAGGTGAAGATGCTCTAGTTCCAGTAACAAAAAAACCATCATTTCTAACAGAGAATAAAGTATATGTACCAGAATCTTGAAAATTAGCTGCATAATTTGAACTTGTTGTATCAACGCCTTGAACTAATAATCTTATAATAGAATTACCTGTATTTCCAATTCCTACATTACCCCCACTTGTAACAACTAATTTAGTAGCATAAGATGAGCCTTGGTCAGTTGTGGATTGGTCAAAGGTAATATCACCTGCAGCAGCATTATTAGTAACTATTCTCCAGTTTCTATTCCCACTACCTGCTGTGTTTTTTA